TCTCCATTCTTTGGTGGATGATCCTAAATCAAAGTTATCATCAGTTGTTGGGATTAAACTTGAGGCAAACTCACCAGAAACTACAATATCATCAGTATCGGCATCACCAAGATTGATCGTCCCTCCTCTAAAAGTTACAACACCAACAAACTCAGAGAATCCTCCAACATGAAGGTTTTGTTTAACTGTGAGATTCTTGGCAACACCCATGCCGCCATCAAGTTGAACCGATCCAGTGTTTTCGTCCCCTAGAGTATTGTCTGTTGTATTAGTAAACGTTGTTATACCTGAAAATGTAGAGTTTGCACTACTGTTTAAACTGCCACTTAGTGTAGTTACCCCAGTGATTGTGGTATTATTGAGAGATGATCCTGTAAATGCAGCACCAGCAGCAGTTAGATTAACCCAACTTAATTGGCCAGTGCTATCTACTCTTAAATAGTTTCCATCAACAATGGCACCAGGAAAAGTATATGTTACATCTGCAGCGAGAGAATTTGGAGATTTAAGAGCAACAAAATGCTCTCCATTACTTGTTCCCTCAACAACTTTAACTGCACTTCCAACAGTTGTTGTTTCTTTACTCCAGTAGCGAGCAGATCCAAAAAACTTATTATTTGCAGATTGAGAAGTTAATCCAATATAAAAATCATAACTATCAGTTGCAAATCCAGGCTCACCCGCTCTAAAAGCTGGCAAGTTTGCAGACAGACCTCTTTTAAACTGTAGAACTGGTGCCGCCATTTCTATTCTTTTCCTTTATAGTATTTATCTTTTTATAATATAGGGATATTATATATCTAGTTTTAAAATGTTCCTCCATCCAAATCAATTTTTTGATCAAGACTAGATTCAAGTGTGCTTACAAAAGATGTCGGTAGTCCAACATGTCCAACATTTCCGATTGAAGATGCAGCCGCTATTAAAACCTGATCTGGATCTACAAGTTCAAACTGACCAAGAGAGTGATTATAAACAACCACAAAGTTAGTTTTTGTAGAGTTTAAACTGTTTTCATTAATGCTTACATCTGACAAATCGGTAAATTTATTTGCCACTTCTGACTCCGAAAGAACTGCATCAAACTGATTTCCACCTTGAACAAGAGAACTATTCCTATCAAGGGAGATATTTAATGAGCTAGTATCAACAATAATGTCAATATCCATAGTTTGCGATTAGGATGCTAATCCTGCAGTGACTAAAATCATGCCCTCAATAATTCTAGTGATAGTTCCACCACTAGATTGAATTACACAATCATAGTAATACCTACCAGAATCCAAGTTAGATGTTGTGGCATTAGATAAAGTAAGTGTTACTTTACCAGTGGCAGTTACAATACTAGTTGTAAATGTAGTAATACCAACAGTTGCTGATGGGTGTTTAGCCATTTTTGCCGTAGCTGTGTATCCGGTTAGAGGAAGCACAGTGCCATCTGGGTTTTTAACAGTGAATGTACTAGTAAAATTAGTACCTTGTTCTATTGTCAGATTAACAGATCTGGCTGACATGACACATGATTTTATTGATTATTTATGTCTTTAGACTTTAATAACTTTTGTAACTCTGCTGTTGATCCTATGAATAGAGCGTTATTAACAGTTGTTGGTCCTTTTTGAGTATTTTCCTCTTCAATATCTTTTAGTTTCTTTTGAAGATCCATTAATTTTTCAGTTGCCTCTGAGACATTTTTAATCAGTTGACCGGCAACTTCATATGCTCTTGGCATTTCACTTTCTTGTGCGAGTTCAAGAATCCCATTAATTGCCTCTTGCCCCTTTTCAATTAATGAATAAAGATTTCCTCTACTATATTCATAGTCTCTTTGAATGTCTGTTTTTTTAGAATCTTTTTCTAAAATAATATCAGTTATTTGAGATTGCACTTCTTTAGGCACAATCTCCGTAGAGACATTAAAGGTTTTATTTAAATCATCAAAAGTCTCTGTCTTCATTAAATATCCTCACGACGAGAGGGACTATATTCTTTAAAGTCTTGGAAGAATGATAGTGTCTCATTAAATCCAAAATCATCTCCAACTTCGATCAGTTCTGTATCAGAAGCAGTAACTACATTAATGTATGATCCAATCGGATGTTCAATCGCTTCTGTTCCATCTTTTGCTCTCTCTACGATTATATGTGTTCCATCAATTTTAGTGATTCTCATTTGTTCACCATTAATGTTAATAAAACTTTTTTGACTTAGACCTGCAACACTACTTACTTGAATATTAGTTGTAACTTTACTTACGTTTTCAACAACTGTGGTTGTTTGATCTACGTTGTAATCACGAACAGCACGAGGAGCAACACTATAACGTTGCTCTCTTCTTGTTTGTGAAGGATCAACTCCTGTCATGTAATCAATAGTAGCTGTTTTAATGATGCCAGTTGCAGTGTTAACTGGACCAAACAGATAAGTTTTAGCAGTAAATGATAATGTATAATAAATCACTCTTCTTGTAGAAAAATCTCCCTCGTAATCATCTCTCATTGTGATTCGATCAAGAATCACTGGAATATCTCTTTTTTCACCGATATCGCTAATCAAATTTACAGTCATGGTGTATGCAGGTTGAAAATATGGTAGAATCTGTTCAATAATTTGAAGACAATCATCATTTTGTTTTGCCATAATTGACAACTCAAACTCCATATTATATGGGACTGGCATATAAACTTTTTTGGACGCAGTTTTATCACCTAAACTTTTTACTGACTGAAATGTTTGAGTTGTAGTAACTTTTCTACTTGGATCATAAGTTAAACTTGTAAACTCAAATGACATTCTTGGCAATGACAGTTGAACTGGTTTATTGAGATTTTCTGCTTGTTGAATTCTCGCTAAAAATTTCTGAGTTGGTCCATATGCCAATGGAACTTTCATTACACTAACATCTTGTCCTGCACTATTAGTGTGTCGAACGTAAATGTTATTAAATAAAGTACCGAAAGAAATAACGGTCTTTCTAAGAATTTGGTGATAAAAATACTCAAACATAATGCAATAACTCTATTACTAACTATTTAACAAAATTAAACTTCCCCGAAAGGATTCCTCTCAGTAAAATCAAGAATAGCATCTGCACTAGACTCTATGATTTTATTTTGATTATATTGATCCACTAGATTATCCTTTTCTGTTTGCTTCAGTCTGTATTCAGCACCAGACTCTAATCCTCTGATGGTTTCATTTATTGTGAAGTTACCTGTTACGATGCCAACTTTTACAATTCCTGTTGTGGCATCCCAAGATTTAACACGAGCACGAGTGCTTGATGCCACTCCCATCAGTTCCTCATTAAAGATATATGTTCCAAGACCTGCAGTTCCAGGTGAAGAAATTGTGATTGTTGGTGTAGAAACATATCCACGACCAGCATTTGTAAGACGAATACTTTGTATCTGTCCATCTGTCATAATAGGAACAGCAGTAGCTCTTGTGTGTCCAACTCCAGCTGATGGATCACTAAAGGTTATTGTTGGAGTTGTCGCATAGAACGCACCAGCGTTTGTAACTGTTACAACACCAACCCCACTAGAGGTTATGCCACATGTAGCCGCTGCTCCAGAACCACCACCAGCAGAGGTTGGGAAGAACAATATAACAGGAGCACTAGTATATCCAGCACCAGGATTAATAAACTGAACCTGATCAACACCACCAGAAGTAGCAGCAATTGCAACTGCGGATGCGGTTGTTCCACCAGATACAGGATTGCCTAAAACAACACGCGGAGGTAATGTATATCCATTACCATCATTGTTAATGAATACTTGTTGAATGGCACCATTAATCAGGGTCGTAATGGCAGTTGCAGTTGTCCCAACTCCAACAAGAGTGAGTTCTTGAATATATCCATCTTCTTCTATGTTGTCGTCAATATCATTGATTCCAGTATCAATAACTTCATCCTCATAACGGAACAACTCACACTTTAACTGATAGGTATATGTTTTTTGTAGTTGATAAAATGGTTGTTCATGCTCTACGAACTTAATTTCAAAAAGTCTATCTCCCAATGGAAAATGAATTAAATCACCCTCTTTAGGACGAGTTGAAAGAATACCACTCGGATCATTTTTAATGACAGGTTGAACTTTCTGTTCAAATCTTTCTTTAGAGATGATTAAAGTAAGATCATCCATTGGTTGAATACCAAACTTAGTCAGAAGCTCTCCTTGCCCCTGATATCCATCATAAGTATCTACATACGCCTCAATTGGTATTGCATTCGTAAACTTAGAAGTTGTTAGTTCTTCTAAAATTGTTTTTTGAGTTACATATGATCTCGGGAGATAATGACACTCTACACCATACATTCGTAGTTGCTCATTGATCAGATCTTGAATAAGACCCTGTTCAGTGGGTGAACCTTGAAGAAAAAATGGGTTAAGTGCCATAATATTAACCGATTAAATCAAGCGGGGGAACTTCATATGTGTTTGACATCATTTCTTTAATATCATTTAACTCTTTTATTGCATCATCATATATTTGTCTTCCGTTAAGTTCTACTCCACCAGGAAGTTTAACTCCCTGAAACTTCATCATATTTTGTCCCCACTGTTTTTTAATCAGTGCTGTTAAATATTTTTTTAAAAATGAATCATTAAATATTTGAGTGTCATTTGCAGGATCTAAAACTCTATAACAATCAATCACTAGAAAATCATCAACATTTAGTGATCCCCAATCAATATCAATAAATAACTTATCTTGTCTTTTGTTAAATCTGAATTGTTTTTGTGTAGAGATTAAAAAATCCAAATCTTCAAGATATGTTTTTGTCATAGTATAAGTTAATAGTTCTGTCGATCCCCAATAATAAATATCATTTAAAAAAAGTTGATATCTAACGCTAAACATATTGTTAGTGATACTATTGCTACCATCAAACTTAAAAACACGTGTGATACCAATAACAGAATCTGGAATATACAGATAATTTGAGTTTTCTTTCCATGCGAACTGTGTGGTGACTCCAACACTATGATTTGTGGTTAATCCAACAATTCCAGAAGAACTTGTTTTTGGTGCTCTACCTCTATTAATATCATCTTGAGTTATTTGATATTTTAAAAATGTTGGATACACACCATCAAAATGTCTTTCTTGAAAGTATTGAATCGCATCATCTACAAGATCATCAATTTGTTCATCAGCAACATTGATCTCTAGCACTGGATATCCCAGTTGCCTTTTGCAATAATCAATTAATCCTTGTCTTGTAGATGGTTGTGCCATATGTGGAGTTCCCCTATATTATCTATAATCCTTTTATAATCTGATGTAAAAGACTTTTTATTTCGTTCATGTCAGACTTTATATTTGCAACTTCATGTTCTAAAGATTTAATTTTTTGAATCTCATTTTGTTTGATTGTTTTTTGGTCAATATATTTTTGATAGTCATTCATATTCACATTAATAACTGCCTTAGTCTCTTCATCTCGGACTAAGTTCATGTGTCCCTCAACTTTTGTGTACTCCATGATTAAGCAAGAGCAATGATTCTAAGATCTCTTAATCTTGGTGGATAAACTTCATTAGTAGAGGTTCCAATAATTTTAATGCTAAAATAACGGAAAGATGGAAGTTCATCAGCAGTAAACTCATAATCTCTAAAGATTAGTTCTTCGCTTTCAAAACCAATTTTATCAGTTTTAGGAACGTTTACATCTGAAAGACCATTACTATTGACTACGTTTACTGTTCCATCACTAGAAATATTTGTATAACCAGGGAAAGGATAATAAACAGGTTCTATTGAAGAATCTTCTTGAATGGCATAAAAAACACGAACATCATTATATTGATTTAAATATCCTGAAAATAGAACTTTGATTGCATTTGCAGGAACTTCTAGTGAAATGGGTTTTGTTGCATAAACAAATGCTGATGGATCTTCTTTTAAGGTAGCAGTCCTTTTATCTGTTGCGTAATTTGTAATGGGACGATTTATTCTGTTAGAACTTAACACAACACTAACTCTATCTAAATCAATAATAGGAGAAACACGAGGGTCCGAAGTAGAAAGATTCATATTCATTGTGAATGACTTTTTACCTGGTAATAAAGTAAGATCATTTGTTTCATTTACTTTTGATGCGATCATTCTGGGTGAGTTTAGATAGTTAGTTTTTTGAAGACTAATATTTTCAAATCCTTTATCTACATTAGCACTCTCTCCACCCGCAACTGTATGTGCAGTAACAGTTCTAATAGAGGCACTAATGTTAGTCCCTCTGAGATTTAATGTTTGAACAATCGGTTTTACAATCTCATATACGATATTTTGAGATGCGTTAACTCTACTTCCGCCTGTTGATTTTGTTTGATTTAAATACAGTTTAGGAAAACTAGTCCCTACATTTCTGTTAACTCCATTGGTTGACATATCAAGTTTTACGTTATAATAATCTAAATCTAAAGAATTAGACACTGTTACACTAGTTAAATCGTGTTCTTTATTAATCCTTCTTAAAGAAACACCTGCAAGTTCATATTTTCTAATCTCAGTTCCCACTGAATACGTATATGAAACTGTAGCATCAACATTCCTTGTGATACCAGTTAGTAAACTGGTTGAAACTCCAGTATACTGAATGATCTCTTCTCCAATCAAGACATATCCTGGGTTTGTAGACCCAACTCCAACATTTTCAAATGTGCCAAAGTTTGTACTGTCACTAATGGAAATAGAGCCTGTGTTTGTTTTTTCGTAAGAACCTAAAAGTCTTGTAGCAGGAACATCTGGTTGAATATTTGAGAGCACAACTGAACTATGACTTGCACACATGCCATGATTTTTATGATTTACTTTAATGTGAAGACCATCAGAAATAAGATTAATAGAACTAGCACTTACTCCATTTACAGTGGTGCCAACACCCACATTAACAATACCCCCTCCTCCAAGATATGTGCTAATACCAGATGGAGATGTATATATTATACTATTACCAGCGCCTACAGAAAAATCTCCTTGAATATTATCTAAAATTAATGTATTTTGTCCATGAATACTTCCCACAGTAAGTTTAAGATTTCTACCAATAGAAGAGTTTCCAATTTGATTGATGGTTAATACATCACCAAGAGTATATCCCGACCCTCCATTATTGATTGTTGCAGCAACAGCAACTCCGCTAGTGATTGTTATATTCGCTGTTGCATTAGATCCATTTCCTGTTAAAGATACTAATGAAACTCCTGTGTGTGTTGTTGAACCAGAAACAGGGGAATATCCAATGCCAGGGTTTGTGAGCACTAATGTTCCAGTAGCTGATCCTGCAAATCCAACTAAGTTTGCTGATGCATTAGTGTTATTTTGAGTTATTGTTGCTCCTACTATTAAATCTGTAGAATATATACCGCTGACAGTGGTTCCTAATCCAACGATTGCTTTTCTAGAGTTAGTAATCAAAGGGTCTTTAACTAAAGATGCCACACCTTCGTTACCACTAGTTAACTCTGGATTGTAAAAATTAATATTTCCATTATTTTCAAAGTTTGCTCTATAAAGAGTAAACTTTAAATCTTCATATTTACTTGGATACCATGATGACCCATTTTGAGATTTAAATAAATTGCCAGCAAGAGGGTTTTGACTTACAAAAACATTTCTTGTTTCACCACCTGAACTTAAAGACTTATCAACTTCTCCGAGTCTTGAAATCCAGACGCTATGATTATTAGAATTTGATAGAATACATATCGAATGTTGAGTCGCTCCGGCAAGATATACTGGAGAACTAAACGTAACTTTTGTTGGAATTGAAGAGTCGCTTGAAACATTAATTTGCCCAGGTTCTAATACAACCTCACTAAATGGATATACCTCAGACGAAGGTATATTCAACTTCATAGGTCTAAGTTGAACTGTAACTGGAAGATTATTATCTTTTGACGAAAAATACAAATCAATTGAAGTTACAAAAATACCGCTGTCGGATTCAACGTAAAATGATTGTGCTAATGGGTCTATTAGTTTCATTGGGATCTAGATATCACTAGTTAGTGTCTTTCTATCTAACTTATTTAGTATCCACTGCCAGAGCTTCCTCCACCACTTGATCCACTACT